TTAGGGTTGTAGGCTCGAAGGTATTTTAATATGCGCCAGTTATTTCCTTGCTCGCATTCAAATTGCTCTGTAATGCGTGTCAATACGTTATGGGCCTGACGGAGAGTACTGCGATATTCGTAAGCCATGCTATAAACGGATGCAGCATAGTGCGAACCAATTTGTTTTAATGCTGGGTGAAGCACTTGGCAAAGTTCCATGCCACGCAATAAAGCAAACCACGCCCAAACGAGCTGTTGTAGGTCATACTCTGTAAATTCAAACGTGTATTTCTTTTCAGGTTCAGGCAAAGATAACTGTTGTGGTTGGTTGCGTTGCATAGCCAAGAATGCACGTAATACAATTAAGTGGAATTTTGGGCTAATCCACATTGCGTAGGAAAGCACTAATTCTTCACAAACCCATGTTCCTTGAAGTTCAGGATTGCGACCTCCTTTAACTACTTTAATAGCGATGTGAGAATTTTCACATCGCTCAATTTCATTGACTAAATCTTGTGTTTGTTGATTTTTTACAAAGTAAGTTGGTCGATGTTTTGGATCGTTACCACTGGCAATGTGAAGATCATTTAATGAGTAAAGATTGTCAGATTGACGAATTGAAGTTTTAAGAATAGTTAAGTTAGACATAGAATGTCTCCTTTGGATTTTTTTTGAGATTGAGATTTTGCCCAAATTAGGGCGCCGAGTGGCTCAAAAACCTTCCAAAGTAGGCTGGACATATTCCCCTTTCGGGTATTGTATTAGTCGCCCACTCGGCATAGATAAGATGTGATTATGCGCAATGAATGTTTAATGGCAATAAACAAACAAGGTTACTAAATTTCACGCATAAAAAAACCGCTATGCTGTCGGGTGCGGAATTGCCGCTTTGGATTAAGGTTTTGAGACCTTGAGCAGATAACTATCTGCTTGATAAAAATCATAATGAAAAAGCCCCTTGGGTGTCAAGGGGCTTTTTGTAATTATTCACTTTTAATTTTGGGCGTTCGTCTATGGATTACAACTACTAAATATGATAAAAAAACTTGTGTTGATTTGTAATAAATACTACGATGGCAACATCTAAGGCAAGGTGCTTTAGATACAGCAAACCCCACGCTGTTTAGAGTGGGGCTTACTTAAAGGGATTAGATAATGAAACCCTATCAAATCATTATCTTAATCATCGTTTTAATGCTAACTTGCTGTAGTGGTACAGTAATTAGCTAGATGAACAAAGGGGGAAGGTCAGATGTCCCCCGATGTCCCTCACTATAATCAAACAAAAAACAAAATGCAAGGACTTTTCTATGGCAATGACTCGCGCAGAAATTAACGCCAAAAGCGATAAAAAACGTGGTGTACGCCTACAATCTTACAAACTACACGAAGATATTATCAAATTGCTTGCTGAACTTTCCGAGAAAACAGGCAAATCTAAAACGGCGATTGTAACGGAAGGGATTTTAGCAATGGAGAAAACCTATAAATAAAAGAACTACCCTTGAAATAGGAGCTTGTCAAGGGTAGGTAAAATTAAGCGGATAAGATCTTATCTGCTGCGATTTTAGCTAAAAAACTGCTACGGTTTTTATATTCACGATGTGTTGAAACAAAATCATCAATGCGCTTAATTAAATAAGCTGGCATTGTGATGTTGATTTTCTCAGATTTACCCAATAAATGAGTAATATCCACATCCACCACACCAAAGAACATTCCATAATCAGTAAAATCAGGGTTATTACGGTGATTTTCCATTGATGTTGGCAATGGTACTTCTTCGCCCATTTCAACCAATAATTCCAAATGCCCCGCAATAGCTTCTTTCGCATTAATATAAGCTTCTTCAAGCGTATCACCAGCAGAAAAACACCCAGGAATATCTGGCACAATCACACCAAATGCGTGAGTTTCGTCGCCTGGCTCAATTGCGATTGGATATAACATAATCTTTCCTCTTTGCTTTAATAGCAGGGCTATTTTAGCCCCGCTTGTTTTAATATTGAATTTTCCGTCCCTTTCTTTAAATCCTTTTTAGGGTGCGGGACGGTCACAATCCCTTTCTTTGTTGGATGAGTGAAGTGGTGGTGACTTCCTGTGGCGTGATGGAAAACCCAACCATCTGCTTCAATCATCTTAATTATTTTTCGGCTATCCACATTGATTTGCTCCTATATTGTTTGTTTATGTGGTTATTATAACCACAAAAAAATAATTGTCAATCATTTTTGTAGTTATTGTAGGTATTCACAATGAAATCCAGGTTTAAAATTTACACCTTTTTAGTTGAATTTGATTTTTGACTGATCTATAATGCAACCACTTACTAAGGGGAAGACTATGAATGACTTTGGAAAAATTATCCGCAAAGCGCGGATAGATACAGGGGAAACCCTTTCAACAATGGCGAAAGCCTTGGGGAAAACGGTTTCTTTTTTAAGCGCAATTGAAACCGGAGTGAAAAAGATCCCAATGGAAATCGTTCCTCAAATCCGAGAATATCTTGTGAGTAAAGGAGCAAACACTACCGATCTTTTATATTTAGAAGATCACGCTAACATTGTAAATGGCTCAATCAAACTGGATGGCTTAAAACCAAGCCAAAAACAAATGATGGCAACTTTTGCTCGTAGTGATTTATCGCAAGAGCAATTAGATTTAATTAACAAAATTCTGAATGCTAAATAGGGATATAGTCAATGGCAGAAGTTGAAGATCAACAGTATAAATTACGTGGGCATATGGTACAACGTCGCACTCATCAAGAAATTGCTACAGAAGCGGTGGTACAGTTTTCTAAGTTATCACAAATAGAGCAAGGTCGGTTAAATATCGAGCGCTTTATCGATTATCTTGCTATGGAAGATATTACAATCCATGTTTTATCCAACCGAGCATGGAATCAAAAACATTTTTTAACAAAAGGATTAAGTATTCCTATTCAGGGGAAAATCTTTATTCCAGAAAAATTATTTAATGGTGCAATAAAAAATAACCCAGATGATTGGAAAACCTTTTTTCACGAATTGGGACACGTTGTACTAAGACACGAACCCATTTACCTAAAGGCAGATGAAAAAAGGGCAATAGAATCGCTCGATGATGCTGAAACACAAGCTGATTACTTTGCCCTTGTTATGATGAAGCTATTCAATTTGAGAGATGAAGCTACTCAATTAGAATTTAACTTTTAAGACAGCTTGAAATGCCACCAACATTTCAGATCGTCTTGGAATGGAAGTGAGAACGCCCCTCTTCCAGTTGCATAAAATGCGAGTTTCGGCAAGAAACGTGGTGTATTCTAAGCATTTTATGGCAATCAATCAATATCGTTCTCGTCATTTATAAGGAGAATTGAATATGATTTTTTGTTCATATCCAAAATCCGTTCACGTAAATGCTTATTTTCGCCGTAGAAAAGGACGTTTTGAGCGTGTATGTGAACATTGTCGTAGCTATCCAATGAGATAGTCTTACAAACCTAAGTGTGGTCAAAATCGACCGCACTTTCATTTACACCGTCCAAATACAAGTTTCTCCACCACTGGCAATCATCAGCTTTAAGGATGTTTTCACGGTTTTTAAGCGATTGAAGTATTCACGTCGAGAGATATTCAAATAACCCCAAATTTCTTGTTTTTCCCATCTCTTGATATAAGTCAGAACGAATACATCATAAAGTTCTGGTGTGACTTTTCTAATTACACCAAGGTAGCCATCAATTTCCATACCTAATTCATCGCTTATAGGCCGCGTACGATATTTTCCAGCATAACGAGCATCACATTTCATTTCTGCAAACCCTGCGGCTACACGTGGAAATTCAGTCTCATAACGAGGTGTAGCCCAATAACCAAATTCAACTGAAATCACATCAATATTCACGTAAGCTCCTTAATTTTTGCCTTGTAATGCTTAATAATCTCCTTGCAATCTTCAATGGTGTATTTCTTTGGATCGTGGTCTTGCCGTTCTAGCCAAGCAACCTTATCTGCACCGATTCGTTTTACAAGATTTATGCGGTACTCAATAATATTGCCGCTCTTGTGTTGGTTGCATGGTACACACTGACGGAAACAATTTATTTCGCAAAATCTTAATTCTGGACAAGCCCCCACACTCCGATAATGCCCTGCATCATACTTACCTTGATGATACCGACCGCAACTGATACAGGGTTCATTTTTATCCCGTAAACGGATAAATTTATTAAATACCGATTGCGCCTCTTTCAGCCATTCTGAGCGACTTTTTAATTTAGCCTTACGTTCCCTTTGTTTTTTCTTTTCCGCTCGTTCTTGCGCTTTTTGTGAATTATCTCGGGCTAATTTAATCGCACATTCAGGTGAGCAAACTTTTTGAGTTGAGCTAAAGGTTTTTACAAACGGTTGTCCGCAAACTTTGCATTTATACTCTTTAGCCATTAGCCAAACACCATATTAAACATTCCCCAAACCGCCGCAATGCAAAATACTATCTTTAATTCCAAAATCTCATCATCATTTAATCGTTTCATTTAAATCCCCATCTATCGTTAAATCTCACGCCATTTTGCACGCCCCAACTGGTAATGTACTCTATTAGGCTTGCTAGTCGTTTTACGCTCATTTGAGCGGTGCTTTCTCGTAGATTGATAACTTCCCCCTCAAGCCCGATTACCATTTCAGCCTGACCGCCTGTTGCAATTTTGTGAGCCGATACCATAATCATTTTCCACGTGTCGATGTCTCGCTTTTTACCGTTAAATTCGCACTGTTTGCTAATATCGCTTAGTAGTGCGTGAAGTTTTGAGTTCTGCTCAAGTGAGCGTGTTATTGGTTGGATTTTGACTACCAACGGCTTTTTATCGTCTATTGGCAGCTCTTTGATTAAATCCAAGCAATTATTTTTAATGCGTTGATCACGTAAAAAGAAAGGTTTATATTGGCTCATCACATCATTCCCAACGCTTGAATAACATCGCAAAACTCATTCTTTGTACTCCACACCTAAATCTTCCAACCCAAAATAACCGCAAGATTTTGTTCGATTTACTGCGCTGTATTTACTTACCTGCGGAAACGGTATCGGCTCAATTAAGTGACCGTTACAACGAAAACGATCGTCATCCCATTCGCTGCTCGATATAAAATAATCTGGCGTATAAAAATCCTCTAATTCCGCACCGCACTTTGGGCATTTGTAGCTTGTCATTGCAATACCCCTTTCATCATTGCCATCAAGCTATCGCGCGCTTTATCAGCCTTCGCTTTATCGTAAAAACTTGGCTTTTCTGGAATCATCTTCGGAATATCCTCAAAAGGAAAATTCGACCGCACTTTTTCCGCCGCTTCTGTGAGTAATTTCGGAATAGCTTTCAACGTGTCCTCTTCCGATTTTTTCTTGCACTTTTCGTACAGATTTTTAAGCAACCAAAATTCCACTTTTGAACGATATTGAAATTCATCCCGATTGAATTTGGCATAGCCTAAGAAAGTTTGATAACGTTGGTATAATTCCGCTTCGTTCGGTAAACCTAGTGCGTGATAGTCGTAGGCTTTGCACCAATAAACAAACAACCCTACGCTAGGTAAAAATTTATCAAGCGAGTTTTCCGCTTCACAAATCCCATTCTCCAACTGAGGTCTCGTAATTTTTTCTCGTACCAACACACGCAACCAAGTTTTTTTAGCAGAGAGATAATCCGCTTCGGTTTCAAAGGCTGCACGCCAACCAGGAAAAATCGATTTAAGCTCTTGAAAGAGCCAGTTAATCGTCTCTTCCGCACGCTGTGCGCGTTCTGGTGGGAGCGTGTTAATTTGGTTTTGTGTTATGGAATTTGCCATTGTGTACCGTCCACTGTGAAATTCATTCCTGCAGACCAGCCTGTCTGCGTATCGTCAAATTTGGGTTTGTTGCGGTGTGATTGCCCTAAGTGCGGTGAATTTGGTCGCAGTTTTTCATCACGCCAATCCCACGATGCGTTAAATCCCTGCCAGTTGCGTTCGATGCAAATCTCCACCGCTTCACAAATCGAAATCCCCGCCTTGTCCGCTTGTTTTTGCAGACGGTTGAGTTGCGTTTGGTTAATTACGCCCTTTTTGGCTTTGCGGTGTGCGATAAAATCTTTCGCCAGTTGTCCTGTTATGCCAAACTGCTCAAGCAACATTTCGGATTCGCTTTTTTGCGTAGTTTTTTTAGGTTCATTGACTGGTTCTAAAGAGTGACTGGTTCTGGGTGAAATATTTTCACTACCCCCTAGTGCAAAATTTTCACTACCTAGTGAAATATTTTCACCACCCAGTGCAAAATTTTCACTACCTTGTTCAAGGTGTAAAAAGTATAAATTTGAGATGGAACCATCTTTATTTTTACGTTCTTTTTTGCTTACTAATCCCATTTTGATTAAATATTCAATGTGATTGATTGCACTACGTCGGGTCATCTCGCATTTATCGGCAATGTATTGATAACTTGGGAAACAAATTCCATCATCATTGGCATTATCTGCTAGTTTTAAAAGCACAAGTTTTCTAGCAGGATTACCAACCTTACAATTCATTGCTTGAACCATTAATCGCATACTCATAACATCAACTCCGAAGCATAACGTGACGCAATAAATTCAATGCCTTTGCTTGTTACACGTGTCTGTGTGTAATTGTGACCGTGTTCAGCGGTACCTGTTTTAACCGTAAAAAGATCTTTGGTGCGTGCCGATTGATAAGGCAAAAGCACGCCAGATTGACGATACAAATATTTATCTTCCACCAAGCGATTGACTAATGCACGCTCAGGCATTTTTAAAATCTTCGCCGTCTCACGAAATGATTTACTCGTCCCTACTTCCACATAGTGATCAACAAAAGCGACTTTAGGCGCATTACGCTCTTTTTCTGCTTGTAACTGAGCGGCTAACATCAACGCCTCAGAAAAAGATTGCGGAATAAGTGCGGTTGGTTTTTGTTGATTTTCCAACGCTTGCCAGCGATCGACAATTGCCGCAGTAAATTCAGGACAATTCTGAGCAACAACAATTAAACTATCTCGTTTGGTTAGATGGTACTCATAATAAGTCTGACCGTTCTGTGGATGGGTGTAAGCCATTGGCTGATACCCCCAAATCACCTCTTTTGCGATAAGTCTTTCGATTGAACGACACAGATCGCTGTGGTTTTTATTGATTAATTCCGCAATTTCACGACTACTCATCGTCAAAGTGCTTGTGTTTTCTTTCGAAATCGTTAATAATTGATTCATCTGTATATTCCTTAATGAATTAGCCACGAAATCTCCTCGTGGCTTTTTTTATTTCTTGTGTAACACAATCGCACATTCAATCGAATGTTGCGTCGCTGCCAAATGTTTACTCAATGCTTGACGTATTTTGTCTTCTTCTTTCGAAGTGATTTCGCCGTCTTCTAACGCTGTTTCTAATGCAGCAAATAACAAGCCTCGTGCGGAAAGCTCGTGCAGTTGTAAATTAGCAAGCTCAACCTTGTCTAATTCATTCTCTGCTACATCAGGTACAAAACGCCCACCAGCCAAACGGCATAGTTCATCAATAAATTGCGTGCAGCCATATTCTTGCTGAATCGCAATTAATTCTTCATTTTTGAATCGTTGGCCCTTTATTTGATAAAGGCGATTCTTTAATTCACTTTCGGTAAAACCTAGGAATCCAGCTACCGCACTTCTCCCCCCAGGAATCCGATCAATCATTTCGATAATAACTTTCTTCATTTCCATAATTTTTGCCTTATTTTTATGGTTTTCTTTTTGGTAAAGGTTGGTAAATTACGTTCTAAGGTGTTTTGGTAATCCATCATCTGGGTTTGGGTATAAGTTCGGGTTTAATTCGTGCGGTGTAACCAAATAATTAGTTACGGCAGACCAAGCCAATGTTGTTTTCGCACTTAACTCACAACGACCCGTCAAATAATGGCTAACAAATCCCTGCGTTTTTTGTACAAGCCGAGCAAACTGTTCTTGTGTAAGTTTTTTCTCGGCTAAATATTCGGTTAATTTCATATAGCCTCCTGAATGTTAAAATATTAGCAAAACTATTTCGGTGGTTCAATAGCTTTAATATTTTAACTATTCTTGATCTTATTAGAGGGGCTAATATAATTCAGGAAAAGATACAAGAGGGATGCAATGAGCGAAGCGGAACAAAGACTTTTTGAGATTAAAACTCGCCTAAAAAGTATTTATGAAACAAAGAAAAAAAATTTGGGATTAACTCAAGCTAAAATCGCTAATCTGTTAGATATTAAGACACAGGGCGGTGTAAGCCACTACATGAATCCAAATAGCAAGCAACCTATAAGTAAAGAAACGATCATTAAATTTGCTTCGATTCTTGATGTTGAACCATCGGATATAGATCCTGATATTTCTGAGGACTTCACCACTCTGGTAACAAAAGCAAAAGAGTTTTCGGAGCCAATAGCCACTGATTCAATTAAGCTCACGTTGCTTGATAACCATCTTGCTGCCGGCGATGGTGTCATCAACCTTGATTATCCAGATGCTATTCGTTCAATCGAGTTTTCACGCGATAAGTTCATGGAGATTTTCCAGCGCAAAACAGCAAATAATCTCTCGATTGCGATTATCGACGGAAACAGCATGTACAACCCAAACAATGCCGAAATGAGCCTAAAGCATGGTGACATTGTAGCGATTGATAGAACAATTAATGACTTCAAAGATGACGGAATTTATGCGTTTGTATATGAAGGAAAAGCAAGAATTAAGCGCTTGCAGTATCTAAGCGGATATAGACTAAAAGTAATTTCTGATAATCCAAGTTATGAGCCCGAAATCTTAGAAAAATACCAAGTAGAACAGATTCACTTTGTCGGAAAACTAATCAAGAAACTAACACTGGATATTGTTGATCTTTAATAACTAACCAAGTCCTAAGGAATAAACATGGTAAAAAAAACTCAAAAAGAGGTTTCAACAGAAAAGAAAATTGAAGTGGCTCAAGTAATATTAAGAGCCTTTAAAATCAATAACCCAAATGCAACAACACCAACGAGTCAAGTAAGAGAAAAGCTCGAAGCTTTTTTAGAAAGTGAACATTCTGCCGAGCAACGTTGTTTGGTATTAAATCCTGATGATACCAATAAAGAACAAGACCTTATTTCTGACTATAGCAGCAAAGGAAAGGATCAATCTCTCTTTTGTACATTGTTGCGAATGAAGATAGGTAAGGGTGTGCAACATATTACCAACGAGCTGTTAAACGAGCACAAATTCAGCATTAACGACTTGAAGCAACGTACAATCGCAACAGCCGGTATTTACCAACGCCATTACTATTTTTCTATCCTTGGCGATTATCTTGTTACTGCCTGCATGCCCTTAAATCAAACTATTAAGCAGTTACAAACCTATTTAGCATGGTTGCTAAACAACGAAGTGCTGGAAATTACACCGATGATTTCACCTCCAAAAGAGTGCAGACTCAGTGATTTGGTTTCAGCAACTTTTGCGGACCCTGAATTCAACGATATTTCACCATTTCAATCGGAACAAAACACGCATGGTCAGCAAGAGACAAAGAATCACCTCATTCAACATGTAGAAAATACTGAAATCAAACGCAGTTGGCTTAATGTTGCAGTTATTAAAGAGTTACTCCCAAAGCTATTGAGAGAAAAATCGGACTTTAAAGATGTTGAAGACCTTGCTAAAATAATTTCGGCTGAATTGGTGGTGAAATTTAAAAAGCCACGTAGAATGGTTCAGGAAGACTATGAAAAAATCCTTGGTGCAACCCTTAAGCCAGTAGGCGATATTGAGAATGTAAAATTTAAAACCAAAGATAAAAAGAACATAGTTAAGGGAAAGGATTTGCTCAAAACGAAAACAGTCGAAATTGAAAAAACAGAAAGCGGATATTTCGTTGAAGAGCAATTAATACAAGCTATGGCACACTATCTACAAGAGATTAGTCAGTGAAAATTATCGCTCAATTAATCGTGGCATTTTTACTTTCGTTGTTAATTTGTAACGTTAGCGTTTATCGTCCAAGCACAGTCACATTAAACGTACTTTATACCGTATCTGGTATTTTGTTTAGTGTTGGGCTTGGCTTAATCATTACGATTGTGCCTAATGGTGTACGCAATAGGGCTTATATTGTCGAAATTCGCCGTACTATTAATAACGTAAGAAACCGGTTTTTTGTTGAATTTTTTTTAATTACTTTGGCTTATGTCTGCTTTTCCACCCCAGAAAACTGGACAATAATCAAACTTATACAAAACGAAGAAATAACATTAAAATTTGATATTGTTTTATATACAGGAACCATGCTTATTCTTTCCATGCCTTACTTTATGTTTAATTTTTTAGCAATCCAAAAGCTAAACAATGACATTTTTGACAGAGTGAATCAAGAAACTGAACGCATTACCCCTTAATAATCAACCATATCACTAAACCGCCTTTGTGCGGTTTTCTTTTACCTGCAATTCCTACCGCACTTTATTTTATTCACTGAACAAGTTCATTTGTTCAATTTTGCCATTTCTTCTCAATTTTGTGCTAAACACCGACCGCACTTTTTAAAATCACACTCTCATCTACTCTCTTTTTCTGTGATCTAGGTCACAAATTCAGCAAATAGTCAAAGTTTTTCAAAAATAAAATATTAGTAAAAACAGTGATTTAATAGTTTAAATAGTATATTTTTGTAAAATATATTAGTTTTGCTATTTACCATTAGTATTAGTTTTAGTATTATATGACCATCAAAACGAGATACACAATCTCAACGCTCTTTAAAAATTGTGATGAAAAAAAGCCCCGATAAACAGGGCTAGGTTACTAAGATTCATAAATTGGTGTATTGCGATTAGTGTCCATAACAAGATGAATGCAATGTAGGCAGTTCTGTTTGGTTGTATAACCCTCGCTAACTGCAATGATTTCGTGATTAGCGGCTTTTAGTCGCCAATACCACTGATTATTTACACCTTTAAATATTTGAAAATACATATAGGTAATTCCTTATGCAAGATGAAATGAAACGCTATGCGATTTCTTATTACTTCGACGGCAAAAGGTGGGCGACAGATGTTTACGCCCATTCATTC